ATAAAATCTATCAGAGCTACCAAAGCAAAGACAAACGCCGGTGTTTTCGTTTGTGCATCCACATATAAGGCCGGTAAATGTGTTCCCGGTTCTTTTTCCGGGATGATCGGAGCTTTGGCGCGATCTAAAGCCTTTATATTACATTTTAAGTTCGGGCAAATAGAATCATTTATAAATGCAGGCATAACCACACCTATACGCGCCGTCTTATCATCAAAGACCGCCGCCCGATCAGGTGCAACCAGCCACACGCCACCAGTCCAGCCGGAAAGCAAGGGGATAACGTTTGATGCAAAGAAACCTAACTTTATATCAATTAAAGCGGCTTTTTCCAATGTTGCACAAAGTTCTTTGTGTCCGTTACTGTCTGCATCATTATAAGATAAATAAACTTTATTATCTCCGGCAATAGTACGAAGTGAAAAACCGCTTTTTTTGTTTCGTTTGGCTATTTCTTTTACAAAACCGGCAACCGCTTTTAATTCGCTTTTCTGAATCTTTATAAATCCGTCTTTTGAAAGATGGGGGTACACAAGCCGGTAATTAGGGAAATATCCGGCAAAATCACAAACAAAGGTTTGTTTCTTGTCGTTGGTTATTTCTGTAATATTGCCGCCGTCCTGATTACAAACACAAACAGAACACCGGCCAACCATTTCTTTTAAATGTTTGGGATTGATAAATAATTTTAGACCGTCAGGTAAAAGCCCGGATGTTTCAATAATTACGGGGTATTCTTTTAATGTACGCCCGTCAGAAGCAACTAAAGCCGATTTGTAAGGATCAAGATAAATATAATTAAATGCCGGTCTTAAAGGATCTTTTGTTACTAATTTAGTGATATTTAGATGTTCCTTTATAATCCACATATCAAAGGAGCAAACAATATTTTCGCGCTCTTCTATTTTGGTAAACCTTGTTTTATTGGCTTGTTTGGTGCTTATCAGCTTTTCAAATTGCCAAACAAGATTAAAAACCTGATCCACTGGAAAGGAACATTTAAAGCTGTTTATTTGTACAGTCCTAAAATCCGTTATATTTAGTTTGGCATCAACGCAAAGATATTTTATATTTATCTCGTTCCCGTTGGCATCTTTCAGTTTTGCAAGCTCCGCGGCGGTATAGGTGCCGGGAGCTATTTCTATTTCATTTGTAAAAACGTCGTTTGCTATTTTAACCAATTCGGCCAAAATGAAGCCGTTAAATTCTTTTTCATTCATAACATTAAATAGTTAGATATTTTACACCAAAGTAAAAGCCTAAAGCAAGGCAAAAAAGCAAGTAAATAGGAAGCAGCCAAAGACCGCCAAACACGCTAAAGCAGATTAATAAAACTACTATTAGCCAAATAATTACGCCCACCATGTTAGAAAGTAGGGTTTTCAAGCTCTTGCAAAAAATCTTCCTCCGTTATACTCTCACATATATTTGAGCCATCAACATAAACACTAAATCCGGTTGCGGTACGGAATACTTCTAATTTGTGCGTTTCTCCGTTTGGGGATTCTATTATATAAGTAGTCATAATATAAAAGTTTAAAGGAATGCCGGAAAACCGTCCGGCGCGGTGGAATATTTGTATTATTCGTTTATGTTATGCAAATTACATTTCCAAACGTGTTTAGGAAATGAACCGTCTTTGTTAAGGCTAACAATAGATGTATTATCCCCGTTATCCTTTATTACATAAACTATAAGTTTTCTAAATCCGTATAATCCAATATGATATAATATCTTTTTCTCCATAAATTTAAAATTTGTCTGATTGATCATTTTTATTTATGAAGTCTTTTAATTTCTTGGGATCGGTGCCGGAGATGAACACCACGGCACCGAATAAAAGCAGCATTAAACAAAACATATTCTAACTATTTAGCATTATAATAAATGTTTGGTTCTGATGTTACGTTATATATATAGCTTCCACAACGCACCAGCAGCGCGGCAACGCCGTAATACTGTTTTTTCATTCCTCTAATACTGCCGGATTTATGAAAGTTCGGGAAACGGGATATATTCACCCGTTTTCCTTCTTCTTTTGTTATTCTACGTACTTTCATAAGGCTATTTCATTTTAAAAGTTATGCCAACAGGTAACAAAGAACGGTTAACACTGGAAACGAATTTATTAAAATCGTTCTCCGTTACTTTTGTTTCGTTACTAACTGATAACCCGGCATCAAGAACGGCCAACATAACCCGCTTTTCATTTTCGGCCTTTTCTTGTTTCTTTTCACAGTTGTTAATTATTTCAGCGCGTTTTTTCTCGTATGCTTTGCGCTTTTCTTCGTCTTTTCGCGCTTGTACAGCTTCAGGACGATAATAACCATCGTTTATTCTGTTAGTTATAGTTGTACGTTCTTCGTCCGTCAATTTCAAAGTAAAACGTTCGTTTTCCGGCTTATATGGGTTTTCCCATGTTTGCCCGGTTAACTCTTCCAGCTTTTTTAAAGCCTCGTTAGATTCTCTTTTCCAGCGTTCAACGATACCAAGCGTATAAAGAAGGTATTTAAAGTATTGTTTATCTTCTGCCTGATAAAGCAAATTATATTCTGTTTCCGTGATACGCAAATAGTTAATTGCAGTTTCTTTGCTGCTGTTCGTAATATGGTAAAACCCGTTTTCAACTGGGTACATTGGCGCGCCGTAATGATTAGACAAATGAAGATCAACGAACATTTTAAACTGTGGGAAACGCTTTAGTATTTCTTCATGGCAGCAACCACCAGCACACCAAACGAAACGCCCGTTTTTGCGTTGTTCGTAAATATCCGCCGTTATACTCCAATCGCATATATTATTTTTGCAATCATCAGCCAGTAATATTTTAACATCGATTTTAAAGGTTGTCCCGGCTTGAATATATCTTTTTGATACTGTGTAAAAAAGTCTATTTGTAGTAGTCATAATACAAAGTTTTAAAGGGTGAATAATGAAAAGTAAGAAGTAACCCGGAGCCATGACAGCCCCGGAAATAATTACTATTTATTGTTTGCAAGGTATTCCACGCATCCAATAATGTATATTGCATGTTCTTTGGCTGCTTGTTCTTTTTCTTGCTTGGTTGCGGTCTTATGATCCTGATCGGAAAGCATTTTAGCCGCCATCCGGACGATCTTTTTCATAGTGGAACAGTTTGCAAGATATTCAACGGAAGGAGTTAAACCGCGGTTTACTTTTTTCAAAAGTGCATTTTGCAGCCATTCAGTAAGCGCGTAAATATCGCGAGAATTGCGAATGTAGATAATTAGCAAATTTGTATTCATAACGCAAAATTTAAAGGGTGAAACTTGGTTTGTCTTTGTTTTTCCCTTAACTTTGCGTTGTCACTGTGGTAGGTGATCCGATAAACGCAAAGTTTAAAGGGAGGCCGGGAAGAGTCGCCAAACTCGACCCGGTTTTTTATTAGTATGAAATCTTTTGAATACGATCAAAAGGAATTAACAACGCTATATGTTTATCTTGATAGTGAATCAATTCAAAACTATTTGCCGTTGATAGTCTTATAATAGCGGCTTTTTTCGCTGTTTCTTGAAATACATCAAAATGAACCTTCAAACGGTTGCAACAGTTTGTGCCCTCTGGGGCTACATGTACAGCGTTTAGCGTTACATTTTTGTTTTGTAAGTTTAGTAATACTTCCATGATCTTATATTTTAAATTAAACATTCAACCAAGAAGGAAGTAAAAGCGGGATTTGTGGTAGGTGATCCGATCTTTTATCTCCTTTTCTGTATTACAAAGATACGAATAATATTTGTAATACAAAACAAAATGTACTTTTATTTTTAAGAAAATGTCCTGTTTTTGCATTTATTAATATTTATATAAATAACTAATAATCAATATATTACACAATGATGCAAATGTAAATATAAAGCATTTATGAAGTAATGAAATATTTGTAATGTGCAGGCTTTAAATATGCTTATTTGCTTTATTTGTAGCCTTTGTTTAACTTTGTAGCAAGTTACAGAGCGCGAGACGCCAATATAATGAACTCTTTTATATCGTTTTATATGGTGTACAGTAAGCGCGTAACAGATTTACAGCAAATTTATCAATTAACCCCGGATGATGTTTTCTTTTGTATGCTTGTTGCATCCGGCGCCAGTCGTGGCGAAGCATACGCAACTATATTTAGACCACGATCAACCAAAATAGAAACGGCGCAACGCGGAGCCGCCCAGCTTGCAAAGGATAAACCCGGCATTAATAAATTGATACGGTCTTTTGAAGATAACCGCGCCGCCTTCCTTCCTGACAATGATAGCCCCAAAAGCAAGAAGAAAAAGAAAAACACAGAAGCAGAAGAGGAAGAAAAAGCCGGGAATGTTGTACAATACCGGGATAAAGACGCGGTTTTATCAGGTCTCGAACAAACTTTGCCTTATTTGAGGGGGAAAGATCGTGCGGATGTATTAATGAAAATTGCCGATCTCCAGCAAATGAAGAAGGACGAAAATACAGAAGAAGAGGAAACAGTACATTATTATCTGCCTTTGCAGTGTTATAGATGCAGCCTTTTGGCAAAGCGCGGCTTTTCTCCTTCTTTGCCGGTCAACTGGGGAATGAAAGCAGGGAGGGCACCCCCCCCCGGCTACCCAAGACACCAAGCATGTTTCAATCCCGGTCAAGATTTTTATTTTTTTTCTTTTTTGGAGTCAATAATGGATGTTTTTAAGGCTTTTCCAATGATAAATTACAAAAGTGAATGTCTGATGTATAGTTTTACTTCTGAAAATGTATAGTATATGTATGGTTTACTTCATAACTATACATGTGTAAATCATTCATTATTAAGTCAATGGAAATTTAATGTATAGTATGTATAGTTTATATGTAAATTGCGTATGGAAAAAAATATATATAATATGGTTTGCATAATGCTATGAATACAAAATATGATAAAAAAGCCTTCAAAAGCACGTGTTTATTCTATATTTTAAGTAGAAAATAATAGTATTTATATGATAATTATGTAGAAAATAGACTATATTTGTGGCGTAAAACGGCCTGAAAATAGGCATAAAACTATCAAAAACACTTGTTTTTGAATATATAATGATATTTTATGAAAATACATGAGTTTGATCCGGTGATATATCCACGCAAGTTGTGGGTTGCAGTCAGTACAGATACATTTTCAGATAGATTTGAAGGTGTAAGTGAATGGGATGATACTGCTGATGCCATTGTGGACTGTGTTCGTGATAAACTGCGAAATTTGGGTGGTATTCTTGTCCGATTTGAAAGTAAGAATGCCATTACTATAGCAAATATCGCTCATGAAAGTTCACATATAGCGATGAACATATTTGATTATAGGTGCAAAAGTGGATTTAGCTAATCAGGAAACATTCTCGTATCTTGTTGGATGGGTTGCTGACTGTATCAATCAGGTAAGGACTGGTAAATTTAAAGACTGAAATGGAGTCGGGAAAGTATAGGAAGTTGTTAAATGAGGTCTTTGGGCTTATGAAAGGCGAGAAACTGGATGCCGCCTTACAAGAGTCCAAAAGTGCAGCGCGTGTTGACGCTGTGCAGGACTTGATGCGTGCAGCCATTATACGATCTTCGATTTGTAAGTTCAATGGTACTCCTTACTATTTCAGTGGCCGGATATATGAAGAGATGGCATGGGATGATTTTGGTAACCTGATATATGACTTGATGCGTAAATGCAAAATGCCCAATGGTGATTATTCCCGTGTGGAGGGTGTACTGAAAGTCTGTAAGCGTGTGGTGGCAGGAAAAGCCTTGAAGCCTGATAATGCCATTGTGGTGTTCAATAACTGTGTGTTTGATATGAATGCTCGCCGTGCACATTCTTTCAACCGCCGTTGGGTACAGACTACATGCGTTCCCTATGACTACAAGCCGGAAGAGCATGTCTTTCTTTGGAGAATGTTCCTGGATGAAGTTTTGCCGGACAAAAACATGCAAAAAGTTTTGCAGGAGTTTCTTGGAAGTATTTTTGTTGACCGGCGTGTGGCGAAAATGGAAACTATGCTTGTTCTTCGTGGCTCCGGCTCCAATGGCAAAAGTGTAGTCTTTGAAACGATCATGGGCATACTTGGCCGGGAGAATGTCAGCAATTTCGGCATAGGTGCATTGATTACTGGAAATGAGAGAAAAAAAAATATCGCTTTCATTAATGGCAAGCGGTTGAACTACTGTTCTGAAATACAAGCGTTAGAGTTTGGTAAGGATAGTGACACGTTGAAGAGCCTTATCAGTGGTGAACCTACCGAAGCCCGGCCTATCTATGGCGATAACTTCACTGCTTACAATATTCCCCTGCTTATGGCAAATGCCAACCAAATGCCGTATTTGAAAGACTGGAGCTATGGAATGAGGCGGCGTATTTGCATTATTCCCTTTGAGGTGGAGATACCCAAAGCCCGGCAGAAAAAAGAACTGTCACGGGATTTGGAGGCCGAATACCCAGCTATATTCAATTGGATATTGGAAGGACGTGACCGTTTTATCGCCAATGGTTATAAGTTGACAGACAGTAAGGAGCTTGAAAATGTCATGGATGAATATCAGTCGGAAAGTAGTACCGTAATGAAGTTCATGTATCAAATGAACTATCTGTGCCGCTATGAGGAAATTGCCGATATTGAACCCAAATGGATGTCTTCGGCCATTCTGTACCGGAAATATTGCAAATGGTGTAGGGACAATAATGCCAAAGAAGAGAATGTGACAGTATTCGGACGTATTCTTTCGGAAGCCGGTTATCGTAAAAAAAGAACCCCGAATGGTCAGGTGTATGGTTTGTATGGAACAGCCTTGACGGAAAAACTCTATTATGAGAAACGGGAAGACCTACGGGGTAACTATAAGCAAAGGATCGCTAAACCGGTTTATCAAGATGGCAAACGATACGCTTATACCCATGAAGGGCTTGCGGCCTGCTTGTCATTGAGCATTTATCAAGTCCAGCGTTTGTTCCGGGAGAAGAAACTGGAGGGGACGTACCACATGGAGAAGAGAACAACTGTTTTTGACTTGGACGCTGTGGAGAAGATTATCAAACAATTAAAAATAAGAACCAAATAGTATGATCGCACCGGATGAATTTGCAGAGGTTATTGAAAAAATAGATAACCTACGGGGAGCATTGGAAATCCCTATGCCAGCTGGATTTCATGTAAATCAAATGAAGCGTGAGCTTGAAGAAGTATCAGACAAATTAAAACGGATTTACGTTGAGGAAGAAGACGAAAATCCATGGGAGGAATAAGCATGGCAGTAAAATTTAGACACAAGGAAACGGGATTGTTCTTTTGCAGGGCAAAGGGATTATCCCCTTCAAGAAGAGATTATGACAAACTTGGAGAAGAAGGTATTTTTAGGAAAAGGCATTTGTCTAAGCGAGGAAGAATCTACGAAAGCGCAACTGAAAATCAGAAACGGGATTGGATTGGTAAGAAACATGCAGATGAATTTGAAATAGTAAAAGTATGAAAAATATGAATCACATAGAGTTAAGTGTTGAGCTGATGTCTATTCTTCGGGCCTTGAACTATTCATGTGAATTGAAGACAATAGAAGGTAAGAGCATTGTAATGGATATAGCAGTGCAAGGAGAATTGTCTGTCAGACACCAAAAAATGATTGAAATGCTTCTTGGTGGATTTCTCTCTGAATTTTATTGGGTAAATGGGAAGCATCATATTTATATCAGAGAAGAGTGCAAAGGGCTTCTTCCTGATGATGATAGGTATAGTTGCTTGATTCATGAAATGAATAAAGTATCATCGGATGAAGAACGTATAAACTCTTACGGTAAGGAATACTTTTTTAATCTTGGAGATAGATTTGAACGTAAATTAAAAATAGGATTATGAGCAAAAAAACAAATGGTATTCAGGTAGGTAACTTTATTGTTACGAGGGATAATGGTAGTGAACATGACTGGATCAGTATTAAGGCAGTGTCAGGTTTTTGGAGTATGCGTTTTCGGGATGATAACGGAATGTTTTCCCGGATTCGGGAGTTAACCAACAATAAGGAACTTCGTGAATATTTGGAAACATGGATCAAAGTATGTTTCCTTATTAGTAATGCAACCCCTGACGTTAAGTTTATGGAAGAGTTTTTTAAAAGCTATTCTGATCTTACCGAACGGCTACGAGGCTTGCAGCAACCAGTATCACCGGAAGATGATGCCAAGATACTGGAAGAAGAGAGAAACATGAATAGTATCAAGGAAGGTATTAAGGAGGAACATAAAAATGAGGGTACCGACTGATAAGGAAATTGAAGAGGCCAAAGAATACCTCCGTCAACGTCTGGATGCGGAGCTATCCATGCGTACCAATCTTCAAATTGTAATGATCGAGGCGGCAAAGCAAATTATAGATATTTCATACCGGTACAAGATCAGCCCTGAACTATTCCGTTTTTCAGCAAACAGACAGTTGCAGGAGGAAGTGGATGCCATTATTTTATCCCTTCTTGAAATAATTGAAGACTATACTTATACTTTGGCAGTAGCGACACATGAGGATAATAAGGATGCAATCATAACATGTATAACGCGAGAATCATACGGCAAAACCTTCACACAACGTGCAAGAGAATATGTTGACCGGTTTTCAAAGGAGGTTGAAACGGCCATTGCCGCCGGATTACTACTGAACCTTTCCAAAGACAAATTACTTTCATCTATCAGGCAGTCGGTAAAAACGCCATTGCTTAATGAGCATGTACAGAGAGCTATTTCAAAGGGTTATCCGATTATTTCAAGACTCGGTGTTCAGGAGTCTTTTGGAGTAGGACGTACTGTAAGCTCTTGGACTGCACTGTCAGATTTGACGGAGTATGCTGTGGCAGAGGGTTGGATGAAGCATTGGGAATTGCAGGCTAAAGCCTGTGGAGCCGTAGGGTTCTTTGTCATGCGTGGCAGCTCCTATCCTTGTAACATTTGTGACGATGAAGTCGGATTTCATGTGGAATGGGACAAATTACCACCGTATCACGGTCATTGTAAATGCTTTGCCGTTCCCGTATCAGCAATATAATTATTTAACATACTAAATATCAGAATATTATGTTTGGATTATCATTAATCAGCACAAAGAAACTCAATCATCTTGCATCAGAATGCAGCAAACTGGCTATTGCCAATGTTGAGCTTTCAAAACAAAATGCGACACAATCTAAAACTATTATGGAACTTACTGGAGAAGTCCGGGTGCTAAATTCTAAAATCCTTCTGAATGAAAGTATCAATGATGATCTGCAAAAGAAGCTTAACCGGAAATATCCTCGAAAGCCTTATAATAAAAAATTGTATCGAAAGTAGTGTCATATTCAATTCATTCATTACATTTGCAATGTAGAAGCTGACTTGTTATAACACAAGCTTATCAACCAAATTGTTGAAAAAGTAAAGCCTCTGTCTATTTTATGTAGGCAGAGGCGGCTTTTCCTAATGTATAGTTACATTGGATTCAGAGCGCGGAGTACGGGATTGCTTTCGCGCTCCGCGTTGGTACAGATCATTTTGCATTACCCTCTTTATTTTCATTTTTCTTGATTTTCAGTTGATATAGCAAGTCAGCTTGTTGCTGTTCCTTATATTCACGCATGATACGATCCCATTCATTGTTTTTTCCATAGCCGGATTCTTCCGAGCCGGTTTCTTTTGATAAAATACCGGCACCGACTAATTGTACCAAGTTCGATACCAATTCGGCTGCATTTTGGTGGACGTATGGAACTGCCCACGAAAAAATTTTCAAATTGAGGAATTTGGTAAGTTGGCCTTTTTCTGTTCCATATCCGTGCAGGAACAGCCGTTTCATTTTGTCTATTGATTCGTCAAATTCCTTGCAGTCAATCATGGCTTTTTCCAAAGATGGTGAATAGATCAACTTGATAGCAACACCCGGTAAATCTCCTGACTTTACTTCGGGAGGCATGACAACAAAACTCCCCATAAAAATCATTTTAAGTAATGTATTAATTTGAAGTTCAAATGATTGTGATGCTTCGGGACGATTCATAAAGCCTGCATCATCATCCTCCCCATAGTGATAGCTTTTACCGCACCATACATATCTCCCTGAATCTCAACATCTTCACCTTTAAGTAACATGATTGGAAATGCGTATGCCATATTGTTTTGACACAAATGGGAAATAGCCAGTTCGTACTTGTCGATATTATCTTGTGAAAAGCTCCAGCAGGCACCGTGTTTGTCCCGATAATATACAACCGGACATTCGGTAAATCCATGATCGTGTTCTTCCACTAATGTATATCCTTCAATACCGAAATACTGTTTCACTTTGTTTATTGCTCCGGCTATTCCCCTTTTATCCTGCCGGTAACGGTACATTTTTTTATTATCCCACACTTCCACCCAAGAAATGAGTTCCTTTCCCTCTTCGTCATAGTCGCTGTATCGCCGGGCAAACAGTGTCATTTGACCGGTTATGGAATCGTAGTGAGGATAAAGAGTGTCACCATCAAAATAGGAGAGATTCTTGGTGAACACCTTGCCTTCATTCATATAGAATACGATTGCTGCATCTCCCGTTATTTTTACACTTTTGGCATATTCGTAAAATGCAATCTCCATATTTTTATCCAGCCATCCTTTTTGAAATTCGAGAAATATTTCCCGTGAACTTTCATCAACTTTGGTATCGGTCAGCTCATGATGAATGTCATTGCCACATAGATGTACAAGTTGTTGGATAGTGATTATCATCTGAAAGGGAAAAGAAGCACGGAATACTTTCTCCCGGAAGAACCGTTTCTTCTCTTCGTCATATTTCAGTCTGTCCGGGTAAAACAATTCCGAATTGATCTTGTGCCCTGAAGGATAAAACTCACGGATAAAATCAGCCTGCGAAATGAGCTGCCATGTCAGCCTATCACTGTTGTTTGTGAACGATGCGTTTCTTAAATCGCTCGTAATCCTGCCTTGCAAGTAACCTTCGGGAGTAACCCTTGCAAAAGGCTTTTTTGTAAGAATCTCTGCTATCATATTAATCCTAAACCTTTTATGTGTTTGCGTTTATGTTTAATTTCAAAAATCATTCGCATAAGCAATGCTTCTATGAAGTCGGGAGAATGACCTACTAATTTTTTCATTATAATCTTCTTGATAATAGTCCAGCCTTTCTCTTCACTGTCTTCATCCTTTCGTATCGCTTTCCTTTCCTTGTCGAGAATCTGTCTAAGGGGAACTTTCTCAAACCCTTTGCCGGAGAACTTGCGTTCAAGAAGAGTCGGTTCAATGGAAATCTCCCGGTTGATAATTTTTTGTGCGAACAGATATGCCGCTTGTGATTTTAAATTCGCATAGATGTATTTGAATTTCTCTTCCACGGCTTCTTTGTTGTTGAATGGGATTGCATTCGGGAAAAAGCCTTTGAATATTTGTCCGAGTCCGTTAAGGTCATAGGTGAAGCATTCTTCTCTTACATGCCATTCTTCCAGCATCGCTTTTACGGTATCGACTGTTTTCTTGCTGTCAAGTTTGCAAACAAATATGTCTCTTATATGCCATCCTTCCCACAGCCACATGACAAGACTGTCGCCACCCTCAAATGCCGCATCACATGATACCCGGCGTATTCCATCACCTATCTGCATGGAATTGCGGTATAAGGCTTCCATGTGAGTCAGCTTTATTATATCATCTCCGGCAGCTTTGTATTTCCAGTTACCGTCAAGATCGCGTGCGCGTTGTTCGTCTGACTGGTTGACAAGGTTAGCCAAATAGGTCGGATCAGAAGACATCAGTTTTACATTATCGGAAAGTTTTGCTTCAATAAAAGTAACCGACTTGATAAACAGTTCTTGTGGTGTGCCATATTGCTCATACTCCGGCTTCCAGTAGGCGTGTATAATATCCTTGCATTGCTCATATACTTCCTCACGGGTATCTCCCCAATATATACCTGAAACATTGTCCCCGTCCATAAAACAATACCGGACTCTGCCATCACGTTCCGGGATTGGAAGACCATCTTCTCCGATCCACCAGTCAATGAATTTTGCAACCCAGCTGTCAGGATCAGGGTTACATGTTCCGATAAAGCGGTTACGGATATGAAAGGCGTTACGGTTACAAGTGATAAGGTATTTGAATTTGAGATATTCCATGTGGGTTATTTCATCCACACCTATATATGCGAACTGTTTACCTTGAAAACGCTTTTTGAAATCGTCAAGTGTGTCAGCATGATAGCTGAATTTTAAAAATCCACCTTTATAGAAATTCCAGCGCATGTCGTTTTTGGACTTGTTGTATTCCCCAAAATCATCATATAAGGTGGATGATGTTTCTACCATATCAGAGAGATCGTCTATCTCATGCCGGAGAAGCACAGAACGGAAGTTTTTATTTTTTATATCTTTCAATGTTTCCATAAGAAGAGTAAAAGTTTTACTTCCTCCACGGCATCCCCCACAGATGGTAATATCAGCCGGGGTGGAGAGCATGTTTTCCTGCCCTCCACCTTGTGCGATTATCTTATTCGGATTAGGAATTTTCCTATCCGCGTCCCTTAACATTTGGATATATTCATAATCAAGCACCAAACTGGCATTAACCGTTTTTATTCCACTATATTTCTCCATAAAAAGAAAACCGATCCTCACATTACACATGTGGAGACCGGCCTATAAGCTCTGATTCTAATATTGCAGTACAAAAATACGCATAAAGAGTATTATTTTCTACATTTTAATAGAAAATAATATCAAAAATGTTTTGAGAAAAGAAATCCAGTACATATATTTGCAACGAAAACATGGAGTATGATAAAAATTAGTGCGGATAAAGATGCAGATCAAAGGGAAATATACAACAAGATAGTTTTATGTCCGATATGCGGTCAGAAACTAACTGATATAAGCTATGTCAATGGTGTTGTTATATTGAGAGTGAAGTGTCGTAGATGCAAGAACTACATAAATGTGGATATTGTGGGTACAAAGTAGTTTTCAGGATAATATCGCGGAGTGGAGCAGCTGGTAGCTCGTTGGGATCATAGCCCAAAGGTCATTCGTTCGAGTCGAATCTCCGCAACAATAGTTGGAGTTGCCGCATTGTTTCTCCCTTCAATGTGGCGTATGGGGATAAAGGGAGAATATGGAAAGATGGCAGACGTGGTGTATGCGCCGGACTGAAAATCCGGTTAAGGTGATTCGATTTCATCTCTTTCCACAAAACCTATACGGTGTGGTTCAATTCCCACAGGTACGCTGAAATGGGGTATCGCAGGTTAGGTGAGTATAGGTATATTGTCCGGTTAGCTCAATTGGTAGAGCAATACACTGTTAATGTAAAGGTCGGTAGTTCGATTCTATCACCGGGCGCAATGAAGCGGAGATAGTTCAGTTGGAAGAACGTCAGATTCCAAACCTGATTGTCGGGGGTTCGAGTCCTTCTCTTCGCGCATATTGAGATATGGTGTAATGGCAACACAGCAGATTTTGGTTCTGCTATTCAAGGTTCAAATCCTTGTATCTCAACAAATGGCGTATTCGACTAACGGTTAGGTCGTCACCTTTTCACGGTGGAAACCAGAGTTCGATTCTCTGATACGCTACACAGAATGAATAACGTCCGAAATACAAGGGAAATGCGGTGGTTTCACCGAGACATCTTGTAGGTCGCATATTGGAAGTATGGGTGAGTGAACGATACCACCTCTTTGCTAAAGAGGCAAGCTGAAAGGCTTCGGAGGTTTGAATCCTTCTGCTTCCGCAAAACGGGTAGTTACCGAAGTGGCAAACGGGATAGACTGTAAATCTATTGGCTTTCGTCTTCATTGGTTCGAGTCCAATACTGCCCACTATTAAATGGAAAATAAGACCAAAGAGTCAGATTGATGCAAAAAGCATTGTCTGACTCTTTTTTTATTCAACATAAACACAAAATAAACACGATGGAACAAGAAAAAATCTTATCCACATTAAGTGAGAAACTTGGAGAAACCAGTTTTTCACCGCAGACATTACAGACGTATGTAGAACTTAATCCCATAGCCGAAGGTTCGGAGCCTGACGAGGCTTATTGGAACAAGGCTGTGAATTTTCTGAAAGGGATGCAAGGACAGTACAACCATGATGTCGCAACCAGAGTTGAGGACTTTAAGAAAAACTATAAGCCCCAACCGACTCCCCCGACACCTCCAACTCCACCGGTACCACCGAAAAACGATGATGAACTGGAGAAGAAACTGAAAGAACTGGAAGCACGTTTAGACGCGGAAGACAGCAAAAAGGTTCAAGCTGATTTGTTGAAGAAGGTTACGGCTGCAATGAAGGCCAAACAAGCGAATGATGATTATGTGTTGAGCAAGACCTTACAAGGGGTAACTTTCGATACCAAGAAAACTGTGGATGAACTGGTTACTGAATTTCTGCCGAAATATGATGCAGAATATAAGGCGTGCAGGGGTTATGGCACCGCCCCAAGAACTTCTGACGGTTCAGGTGGAACACAACACAATGCAGCCAGCAGATACTTTGAACGTAAAGGCAAGAAGGAAGGCTGGAAGAAGAATTGAAATTATTAACTCTAAAACAATAAATGTATGGGAACAATGGGTAACACGTTTGATGTGAACACCGTGAAATACGGACATGCCCGTAAAGTGTGGCGTGAAATCCGTCACCGTTATCCGGGCGGTGGTATGGTGAGTAACATTTCCGATTGGGTTGCGGTTGGCAAGATTCCTGCCGGTACAGCAGTGAAGTTTGATCTTTCAGGCAAGACTTTTAAAGCCTATACGGACGAACAGATTAAGGCGGCTGAATCAGATATTACCACTCTTGGTATTAATGGCTATTTGCAAGAAGATGTTCTTGTAGCCAGTGAAAACACGAAGGCCAGTGGGACAGTAGTCTATGCCGGAGAGATTTATCAGTACATGTTTGACGAAAAAGTGGTTGCTATCCTGCAAAAGATTACTACACTTCCTCAAATTGTATGGGTGCAGTAGAAGAATTTGAAAATAACATTTAAAACACGACAATTGTATGAATACACTTCCTATTGATTTGTACAAGGTTATCGAATATGGGCTTGGTGGGGACACTTGGCAAGAATTTATTGACCGTTACAAGGAGAAGTATGACCTACTTCAAATTGATGGTTTTGAATTTGAAGCAACCAAGTTGGATTATACTTTCTCCCAGCTTATTACGAGCCTCGGCGTGAAAACGCTGCCAGCTTACGTTGATCCGGAAAGTCCGGGTTATGAAGCTGCATTGGGAGAACTCGAAGGAAGGACGGGTAATATCCCGACTCAAAAGAAGTTCTACCGTTTGAACCGTGTGACTGTGAGACAACAATTACAGCTGTTGCAACGGGTAGGCATGTCCGCATTGACGGAAGAGATGCAGAATGTGTTCTTGGGCTTGCTTGATGAAAGTGCTGACGGTCTTATCGGATCGTACTACAATGCGCTTACTCACCAGCGAATGAGAATTGTTTCCACGGGTAAGTTCACTATTGATACTGATAACAACCCACGTGGTTTGAAGGGTATCACTATTGACTTTAATATCCCTGAAAACCATTACCAGGTATTGGCCGGCACAAGCCGTTGGTGGACTAAGGATGAACATATTCCGGCAAATCAAGGCTCTGCCTCTGATCCGATTATGGATATAAAGAACAGAGTGAAAGAGATTCGCCGCAAATATCATTATTTGGGCAAGATCAGGATGGAGCTGGCGCAGGACTTGTGGGATGATTTAATGACTCATACTGCGGTTCTTAAACGTATCGGTCATTCTCTCTATCCGACTGTGACGGATGATAGTACGGTTATTGCCAATGCACAGAATGAAGATGAAGACCGCCTGAAAGCCATTTTCAAGAAACTGGTTAAAGTGGATGAAATCGTACCACGTGACAGCTATGCTTTTGTTGACAAGCCCGGTAAGGATGCAGACGGACAGCCTGATCTTATCACTGAACAAGTGGAAAACTTCAAGGCTACCAATATCGCCTTTATACCGGTAGGTCAGATTGGTACAATTCAAGGTGTGGAACCTTTGACTTTGGGATATGAGGCAAACAAGGTTGCTTCTTATGACGGTGGACGTTTGAAACTGACACAGAGAGCCAATCCTGAAACACATTCAATCTATATTGAAAGTGAAGCCGCCCAAATGTGTGTGCCGAGAATGCCGCAGTATATGTTCATTTCTACTGTGACTGTGTAACTCTTAACTTCATGCAAGAATGAGTGAGGAACTTTCTCATACGGAAGATATGACCATTGAAGACTTTTTGAGTGGCGCAACCGCTTATGAAATAGCGGATAACGCCCTCAAAAGGGTTCTTGTCAAGCGGAAAATCGCTTTTGGAACAATGGTAAGTGAACTGACCGAAAGGCAACTTGATCTTGCCACTGCCGATATTTATATGTGGTGTGCAAGCACTCCAAGCAGTAAGAATGATACCGAAGACAGTGACGGGGGATGGAAGCATAAGGAAGGTGGTTGGCAGACCAGCGCATACGACAAGCGGCAACTCCGTGAAATGGCGAAAGAACTGTATGAGAAATGGGATGAAGAAGTTGTAAAGGGCACTAAAATCAGAATAGTCAATTTTTGAGTATGAAAGTAAATAATCCACGGCATCCGCACAAATGTACTGTTTACCGAATTATAGGTGAGGATTCTTTCAGTGATGGTGAGAAGGTGATCTTGTATGAAGGTATATGCCGAAAGGAAGGTAGTACAAATTTGCGGACATTCAAAACCGATAATGTGATAAAGAGCGATTATCTGTTGAGCCTTCCCGGAATTGTTGAAGGAATATTGGCCGGTGATCTGATAGATGTCACGGACAGACAAGGCACTTTCACTCAATGTATGGTTACTGATAGCTATGCCGGAAATTTGGGAACAACTGTGTATTTCAATCTTGCAAAAAATTAACGCATGGATAACCGGAGCAATGAAGTATTGTTTGATGAAGGAATAAGGAAGGCAAAGGAGCTTGTTTCAGGATATATCTTTGATGTCTTGACTAAATGCTGTGAAGAACTTATCCAAGATGCACTTGATAACAAGTCAGGCTTTCGGAATCTTACGGGTAATACAATAACCAGTTATGCGTGCGGATTATTCATGGACGGTAGATTTTCCTATTTCGTTTGTAGTGGAGATTCAATGAAACAACCGGTGAGAGTAAAGCTGACTAAAGGTGAAACATTTGTAGGTGTCAGTTATGATAATCAGAACAGACGTTTTACTGGAACAATAGAAACTGATAAAGGTTATGGCGAAGCATTCTCCTTTGATTTCTTGAAAAGATATAAGTCGGAATCACGTAAAGGATTTGAGATAGTAATGTGCACGGGTACTGAATATTCAACCTATTTGGAGAATGTGTTGAATGCAGATGTTCTGACCGGAACATTTCAAAGGGCACAAAATACATTATTCAAGAACTTTAAACCAATGAAATGATGGGACGGACAGTTTATAGACGTATGGATATATTAAAACAAATCGCTGATGCAGTAACCGGCATTGGTGAAAAGGTTTTCATAACAGATCGTCCGGCTGCTGAACAAAAGGCGATGAAGGACTTTGTTGTTATCCGGTTGCCACAAACTATCCAAGATAAAGGAAGTACCTACCAAGACACTTACTGTCAGATAAACGTTTTTGCGCATGATCGCTCAAACGGTATTGAGAATACAGTCCGTTTGGATGAAATGCAAATGGAAGTGGTTTCAAAATTTCCAATAGTGACGGAATTGTTTTCAGCTGTAAGTCCACGATTGCTTCCCGGAGGAAATGACGGACTCGGTTTTCATTCCTTAATAATACAAGCGAAGCTAATAATAAACAAATGACACAAACTTAAAAAGATACGATTATGGCAGAGATTTCTATTACTACCAAACTGGAAGAGTTAAAGGTGCTCTTTAATCAGATGAAGGAGGTTTATTATGTGTCCAAAGTCAATAGTGACCTCGCAACTTTAGCGGCTTTTGATATGGAGCTGCCGGTACTCTCTGACGGAGTTACATTTGATACCGGAGCTGCCGATGTTTCCAAGATCAAGTTGACAACCGGAGCAACTTGGACTTCTATTGCTAATGCTGGAGATTCCGATATTCAGTTTCAAGTACCTTCCGTGGCAGGAAAGATCAATGACTTGTTACTGAACAAGAAAGCGGAAACGGTGACTATGACTGCTACCATTGATGGTGAGACTTATGAAGGTGAAGGTTACAATATCGAACCGAAGAAAGTAATCGGAGGACTCTTCATGCGTAGTGAAGACCGTCAAACAGCCTTGTTCTTACCGAATGTTGAGGGGTATAGCAACTTCGTCAGCGAGCAGGATAAGCCGGGGTACTTTAATGTATCTGTTTCTCCGTTGAATGATGCTAAGGGTGCCTCTATTTACATTTTACGTAAAAAAGTGTCCGAATAAAAAACTTAGGATATAACACTTTGCAAAATTCATATCAGCGAAAAGGTGGTGAGCTACTTGATACCGGCCACCACCTTTTTTCGTATAAAACACGATAAAATATGACAAAGAAGAATGACATAACACTTCCTACACCGGAGGATGAAAGGCTATTGAATGATGTGTTGGAAGACAGTGTGGACTATGTGGAAGTCCGAGGAAAGAAATATGGTATTTCATGGCTGAAAAGAGGGACTATACGCAAATTCACCAGTACCATGCAGAAATCGGGAAATGATGATAAGATCAGTTGCCAATGTGCAGCCGCTATCATTTTGAACGGATATTGGAAGATCAAGTTCTTCTATCCTTTCTTGTGGCGATGGTTCTTTTATATCAAACAATATGGAGATCATGAGCTGATGAAGGTTATAGCCGTCGGCAAAAAAAAAATTCCAGTGGAAGACTACTTGACTGCTACCATATATCTGACCGCGATGAAGGACACGATGATGACAATGACAAAAGAGGAAGCAGAGCATATCCTTCACGAACCAGCTACGGACAAACGTGGGAAATAGGCAAGTCCTATCCGTGGCTGACAGAGCCTTTGAGAGTATTTGGGATTCCAATAAGCAAGCCCTTGTTTGGTATTTATTGGGTACTTACAAATGCACAAATTGAACTATTGGCAATGGATGTGTCTATTGTGGTTACAGATTGTGACAAGGACAACAAGGAAAAGAAGCACGATACGAAGAACTTCAAATCCCCTTCCGTAAGCGAAATAGAGGATGCTGCCAAACGCTGGAAAGATAAGTATGGCAATGGAGAAACAGCAATTAACATTAATGATTATAAGTAACACAAACACAATAATATATGGCTGATCTCGGTAATTTATATTTTGATATACTGTTCCGTGATAAGACAGCGGAACAACGTAAAAAATTGAAAGCGGAAATCACCAAAGACTTGCAGGCAAAACTTGATGTGGGTTTTGACAAGAAGAAGTTGGTTGGCGATATGAAGACTTTGCTTCAAAGTGAGAAGTTTAAGATCAATGTGGTAGTGGATAAGGCCAGTACCACACAAGCTGTCCGTGCCGCCTTGCAAGCCGCCGGGTTGAATACAAACTTTACAGCAAGTGATTTACGCGCCGCCAAAGCCGCAGCCATTCAAACCAAAGCGGAGGCTTCTGCCGCAGCTGCACGTGAGCTTGCGCGACAAAGAGCCGCCCGTGCCGCCAAAGCGGAACTGGATTTGGCTAATGCCCGTGAGAGATCAGCCAATGCAGCAAGGCGGCACATGACAGCCACTCTCAATATGAATGGAGCAATGAACAGCCAGTTGAGTATTGTCGGACAATTAAGAAATGAATTTTTGGGGCTATACTCCATTTATGCGGCACAAAATTTCTTACGTGCAGTGGTTGATATTGGTGGTGAGTTGGAGAATCAGAAAATTGCAATGGCCTCTATCTTGCAAGATGAAGGCAAAGCTACAACCATATTCAATCAGATTAAGAAACTGGCTGTTGCTTCTCCGTTCGGGGTTATGGACTTGAATCAGTATGCCAAACAACTTTCCGCGTATTCTATACCATACAATGAATTGTATGATACCATGAAAAGGCTGGCTGATATATCAGCCGGTGTAGGTGTTGATATGGGACGTATCATATTGGCCTACGGTCAGATAAAGGCTGCTAAATTCTTGAAAGGAACGGAATTACGACAATTGACGGAAGCGAACATTCCTATGGTGGATAAACTGGCCGAGCGATTCAGCAAGTTGGAAGGCCGCATTGTCAGTGCCGGTGAAGTGCTTGATATGATCTCGAAAAAGAAGGTTACGTTTGAGGATGTAAAAGATGTTCTTTGGGAACTTACGGATGATGGTGGCATGTTTAATAATATGCAGGAAGTTCTTTCAGAATCAGTTAAGTCCAAATGGAAGAACTTGGCTGATGCGATTGACATTATGCTTGGTGATATTGCGGAGTCAATGGGTAGTACATTGAAATGGACTGCCGAAAGCCTTACCACCCTTGCTCAAAATTGGAAAGAAATTGTACCTTTTATAACAGCGGCCACAGCTGCGTTTGGAACATATCGGGTTGCGGTTTATGCAGGATCACGTGCCATGGGAGTGGCAAATGCTACATTAATAAAAGGAACACTCGCAGCTAAACAGAAAACAGCAGCGGATTTAGTGATGGCTTCCAATTACCGCACTTTAACTGCCGCTGAAAAAGGATTGATTGCTTCAAGAAATGCTATGACTACCGCAGAATGGAGGGCATTGGCTGTTAGTGGCGCATTGAACAAAGAACAAGCGTTGAGGTTGATAACACTTGGGAAAATTAAATCAGGTCAGGCAGGACATATTACCCAATTACTTAATATATCAAAAGCTGAACTTCAAGTGGCTATGTCAGCTGGAAAAGCTCGTGTGGCAATGACAATGCTTAGTTATGGAGCCAAACAAGTTTGGACTGCTTTTAAGGGTTTGTTCAATCCATACATGTATTTGTTCGCTGGACTTTTTGCCATTACTGAATTATGGTATAAGTCCGGGCAAAAGGCTGACGAAATGAACGAGCGTATTTCCGAGCTGACAACAAGAGCACAAGACGGTTTCAAGAATTTAACGAAAGAAGCTCAAAAATTTGCTGATGTTGATCCTTTTAAGGCGAATGATGCCTCACTGATTTCTTCTATTGAAGAAATGAAAACAGCATTAAAGGATTATTCTCCAGTTTGGGCAGACACTTTTAATGAAACGTTTAAGACTGATGATGAAGGAAATACGGTTAAAAGCCTTGCAGAACAATATATATTGCTTCGGAATGCTTTGAATGATACAAAAGAGGCTTATAGATTGTTGAATGCCATAAAAGGTACGTCTGAACATGCCAATGAAGCGACTGACGGTTATTTTGATGACAGTTTTCTTGAAAATATCAATGACTACATTGATGCGGAGGAACGGGTAAACAAGATTATTGGCCGCATGTCAGGCAGCTATATCGAGTATTCCACCGCCATGCAGAAAGTTATAGCCAAACATGGTGATTTTGCCAAAGCCGCTTCGGGTAAACCGCTGAAAGAACAGCTATCCATTCTCAAAGAATACCCCAAAGCATTGGCCAGCCTGAATAATGAGTTGCCTTTCACTGGAGGATATAGAGATGATATTTTTCAATTGTGGAAAGCGTGGAAAAACTCTAAGCGTATTTATATGGAAGATGTATTGCCGGATATGAAAGACTTCCTATCTGGGTACAAGTCGAGGCTGAAAGCTGCCGGCTGGGATTTGGAGAATTTGAGTGATGCGCAGAAAATAGCTATCGGTTTGGATATAAGTTCTTTCTTTGATACGTTCGAGAAGATGCCGAAATATATGCGAGACTTCTTTAACGAGAAGACTCTTGAAGAAGAGTTCAATATCAAGATTAATGCTGAATATACAGAAGCCAGTCAAAGTTTTTCTGATTTGCAGAAAAAGTTCAATGAAGCCACAGATGGGCAATTTGAAGCCCAAATAAAGGTTTCCACAGATTCAGAGAAAATCATTGAAGGAATACAAAAAGGATACAAGGAAGCTAAAGAGACAACAAATCAATTGAAGCCGGTATTGATTAAAGCCGGAATAGATTTGTCAGGTATTGGAGCTATTGACTTGTCAAAACTTCCCGACTGGCAGAAGCAAATTGTATCAGATTATAAAAAGGCTTTCGACACAATGCAAGCCGGTGAGAAAGGAGCTAAAGAAATCGGTTTTTCTCTCACTGATCCAAATAAGGATAAGAGCAAAAAGGATGCCTTTGCCGAAAGATTGAAAGAACGGGTAAACTTACTAAAGGAGGCATATTCTGAATATAAGAAGTGGACTGACATTGTTGGAAAGGGAGAAGCTGCCAGCAAGGTTAAAGAATCGGGTATTTTTGATTCCTTATTTAAAGGTAAAGAACCGGTGAATATTGTAAATTATCGGGATGAATTGAATAAGATTCTTAACCAGCTTGACGATAAGACCAAAGAGCGTAGGGAATTGAAAGTTTCTATACGGAAAGTGCTTTTGGATATTGATGCCAACGCTATGAAAGAAGCTTCGGATAAGGCCACAAAGGAACTTGAAAGGTACGTGTCTGATGTTTCAAAGAAATGGGATATATACAAGCAGCTTATCAATGCCGGTGCAAGTAAGAAGGATGCTTCAACTTATGCTTTTGGTTTTTTGACTGATTATGAGAATGAAGCGCAATATTTAATAGATACAGTACAAAAGAAACTCAAAGAAAAGGCTGTTGATCTTCCATTCACTTTGAGTGACGATGAAGCAGAAAGTATATTAGGAGGTAAAGACAGCCCATTATATAAGCAATTTTTTAAGGTGTGGAAGGATGCTAAAGAGGCATTTGAGAAAGATAAGGTAAGTATTGCACTTGATGATACAAAGGTTATTGCCAATGCAAGATCAACGATAGAAAAGATACGAATATTAAGTGAACAGTACGCATCAAAGACTGGATTAAGTGTCGGAAAAAATGGGGAGTTGGTTGGTGATACGTCAGGTCTAAACAATGTTCAGAAGGCTTATCTTGATGAATATAATAAGAAGCTGATTGAATTAAAATCGACCTTATTACAATTGTTACCTGAATGGGAGAAAATATTTGGAGATAAAGAGCAACGTTCATTCTCTGATTTGAAAGAGGCTGAACGTATCGCAAGGGAAATCAAGAATAATGCAAAGGTTTCCTATGATAGCGATGGAAAGCCCAATGGATTTACTTCTTTTTTTACGAAAGATGATGGTAGTATTGAAAATGTTAAGGGTGCTTATTCTTTGTTGGATAAATTGATAAAAGCCATCCCCCAGTTGCAAGATGCACAGTTGGCTGTAAATCCATTCAAAACCTTAGCGAAGAATGTAAAAGAACTTTTTACTTCTGAAAAAGACAGCGACAAACTGGAAAAGAAAATCGGACGGTTGGGAGAAAGTGCCGCTGAAAGTGCTGATCTTGTCGGCAATTTTGCAGGACAGATGTCTTCCATGTTCGATGCTTTGGGCAATGAGGGTATGGCCGACACGATGGGTAATGTGCAGGATGCCATGTCTT